CCATTATAGACAATTGCGACGGCCTGCCATCCAAAAATGGAGGTAACTGGAGAAACGAGCGAACCGCCGCTGCCATCACGCGAAGCCGTCAATCGTCCGGTCGTGTTTGTTATCTCTATCTGCCGTCTTGATAAAGCATTGTCCGCGCCCGTATCTAAGATGTTTTCGCCATTGACGCTCGGGTTTGCGCTCCTCAGCACCAGGAATAGGCTTTGGTTTGCGCCAGAAAAAAACACATCGCCGCTGTCCAGATTGTTCTGGCCCGTGCGCGAAAATTTGAGCGACGGCAGATCCGATGCAACACTAGGCGCATATGTCGGCCTGCGGGCATCCGTAGCCTGGACGAAACTGCCCGTCCGGCTAAACGCATCCTGGATGGACGACGCCTTGTCGCCGCTTTCCAGGGTCATACACTGTGGCAATGCAGCGTCAAAAACGAACGTAGTGCGGGCAGTGCCCAGTAGAGCAGGAGACCACAGTCGCCCCTGCAGCCGCGCCTCGTCCAGCGGTGACGTACCGCGTGACACTAGCTGACATCCTCGTTATATGGACGGACAAAAAGCTCATTCCCGCTGGCCGCAGTTGAAACACCCGCGTTGTTAACCACCTGCAAAATGCCTGAGAATGGATAGAGCCGCACCATTGGGAACGTCACAACCTTGGCCCCTGCGGTTGTTGTTAGCGCCGCCCTGTAGGTGTCAAAAGACCCGCCATTCAAGTCTGGCGTATCAGTTCCGTCCCCGCTGTAAACCCTCAGCGTAATTTCACCGCCTGTTGTCGGAGTAAGCGATCCCAGTTTGATTGTGACAGCGGCGTAAAGATCACGCGCCGTGCTGTTGTCATAGGTGATCGCCGTTCCGGCAGAGCCGTTTGCCAGCGAGTTGAATGTTGTACCGGCAAGGTTAGACGACCTTGTGCCTGGTGTTGCCCATTTTGCGACGGCCATCAGATGTTCCCCCTGGCAATGCCAACGTCGCGGGTTGTAACCTCACCCACTCCCTCCATATCAGCCCATGACTGATGTACGTCTGCAAGGCCCATCAGCGCATTGCGGGTGTCATTCGTTAGAATCCCGGCAACAACTAATCCATTAAGCAGCTCTGTCGTTGCGCTGTATATCATCGGTGCGCTGACAGGGATCGTCGCTGTTTGTGTGATTGTATCGCGCAGGACAATGCACGCAGCACGTAGCTGTTGGGGGACTGTGCTGTTTTCGGCAGCAAGAATTACTGCCCCCCATTCACCTGTGGCCAGCAGGATCTTCCTGGCTTCTTCAGTAGCCACATCGCTTCGTTTTGTTGGCAGGTTGCTGTCTGGCGCATTAAGCGCGGCGGCAACTTCAGACTCTGCGGCCCCGGCAAACTGCGTCACCTTTGCCGCGATTTTTTGTGCTCGCGTTGTCATTTTCAGGCACCGCCAGCGGTCAGGTTGAATGATGTAATCGTCACTTGTTGGTTTATGGCAATCGAGGTGTTATCGATTGCCATATCGCTGCCGACCTGCACGTATGCCCACACGGCTGTCCCATCGGTGACGGAGCTGCCAGTGCCGGTCGGCCCGCCAGACGAAGCTGTCGTACCTGCCGTGGTGCAGCGGTAAAGATTTCCGCTGTTTGTGCGGTGCTCTCCAATGATGACTGATACCGAAGCAACCCAGGCCATGGACACAAGCCCTTGGATGTGACAAGTAGCGCCTTGGTCAACGCTAAAATGGACTGCCTTGCCCTCGGCATCCGCCGCCAAATCCTGCCACGTACCAGATAGCGCTTTGGTGCCACCAGATGCCGCCGCCATCCAATCAGACGGGAGTATCTGTGTTACTAGCACCGTACCAGCCCTTGCCGCTGCGCAGTTGGCCGGGACGGATCCCGTGCGAATCGTCAGCGTCGGGGCCGTACCTGCTGTCGTTTCCATTGCGTCCAGCGCAGCGTTACGCACTGGTACCGAAAACTGAAAAGCCATGAAAGTCTCCTGTGTTCAGCGGCAAGGTCGCTGCCTTAGCTTTCCACCCACGCCTCATCTGCCACCGTGGCCGGATCATCGGCAGCAAACCGCCCACCCGTCACCCGTGCTCGCTTTCGCTTGGCGGAGCCGGTCAGCCCCGACTGGGATGCCGTCAATGGTTCGGCAGCGAGTTCCTGGGCTTGGGGCTCGGCTGCTGGTTGTTGTGGCTTTACGTTGTGGCCGTAGCCAATGGGGAAATTCATGGGGATAGATAGCAGAAAGGGCCCCGCAGGGCCCTAGGGGTCATCAACCGCTTAGCGGGTTACTCAGTTGGAACCAGGGCCACCGTGTTGGTGCCAACCGGCACAGCGGCGCCGTTGGTAACAGTTCCGGTCGCCGATGCTGAGGTGATGTTGGACTGGGTGGAGGTGTAGCTGAACGTGGTGGAGGTCACCTCTGTGATGGTGAAGGTGCCGTTCACCAGCGGGTTAGAGCAACCCACAGTGACAACCTCACCCACCAGCATGGTGTGAGCAGCCGCCAGGGTGATGGTCGCCTTGTTGCTGGCGAGCGCCACGTTGCTGATGGCCAGGTTGCCGGTGCCAGGGCGCACCCGGACCGCAGTCACCCGAACGTCACCAGTCAGCGAACCAGCGACCCGAACGGCATCACGGATCTGTTTGCCGCCGACAACGACTTCGTTGGGGTTGGATTGCCCAGTACCAATCGCAATCACGCCGATGTTGGCGTAGGCAGAGGCAGCGCTCAGGGCTGCGCCTTCGGCAACGTGAGCAGCCTGCAGGATGTAGCCGCCAGCGGAGTTGCTGGATTGGCCGAAGGCCACCAGCTTCCAGGTGTTCTGGGCTGCCAGGGTGGTGGTGAGCAACCGAGCGGCCCCGGTGCGGGTTTCGGCGGGACGGCCACGGGCACCGGCCTTGACTTCGCCGACCAATACGGTCATTGCATCCAGTAGATAGCCCCTTCGGGGGGCAAGTCCAGTTGCGCGTGCCATAACTCAGGAAATCAGAAAATGGATGGATGAATAGGGCAATGATCAGGCGGTCACCGCTGCATTGGTGATCCCGTAGGCGCGGGCAGCCGATCTGCCGTTCATGATCGCCAGGCCGATGGACCAGTCGATTCGCGTGCGGTCAACAGGAGCATCGGAGACTTCCCCGAACTCCTTGATGTCGATCCCGTAGCCACCGGCAGAATCAGGGCCCTGGATGCCGGTAACTTCCATGTCGCCATAGGACACGCAGTAGATACTGGTGCTGTTGGAAGTTTCGGTGAATCCCTGGATCTGTACGTTCTGGGCGTTGGTGTCAGTAACAACAATGCGGGCATCGTTGTAATAGGTGACCCGACGACCAAAGGCATCCTGCTCATAAGTCATGAACCCACCGATAGCGGAATTACGACTGGCAGCAGTAAGGCGCCGCCGCATCGTTTTGTTCATGTGCAGGATCTTGTTGTCCCCATCAACCGCATCAATCAGCTCATCAAGGCCAGTGAGCGGAAGGGCGCCGTTGATGTTGATAGCCTGGGAGCAGTCGGTCGGAAGCCGCTTCTTCAGGCCATCAAACGAGCGAGGATCAACCGCGGTATCGCCGTTGATCATGTAATCCTCAAATGTAAGGCGCATCGAGCGCACTTTCATTGTGATCTGATTAGCCCTTTCTTGCCGGCCCTTGTTCTTGATAATTTGAATATCCACGTCGATGTCTCCACCGAAGTAGGACAACCGTTCGTACTGCGGATTGATGACGCCATAGCTGGGGTCATAGGTTTCGTTTAGAGCACGAAAACCAACACCAGGCAGTTCATCTTCGGTGCCGTAGTCCAGGCCACCCAACACATTAGTGAAGGGCACCAAACTGATCATTTCGCTTTCAGCAAGACCGCGAACAATGGCCACCCGCTTCTGATTTTCATCAGTTTTGGCGGCCTCCAGAATAGTGAGTCCCATCGGGAAAATTCAGGTGAAGGTCAGGGGGGGTGGCATCACGCCGAAAGGTTCACCGCAGGGCATCACGCCGAGCTGTTTGATGTGGGACCGACTTAGGCATCACGCCATCAGTCGATCCCTGTTACCGGATATTTCCCGGCTTTCTAAGCCGTTAGCTGAAGGCTGTAGAAATCGCCTGGCCAGACGTCACGGTGAGTAGATCCACGCCGGACGCCATGCGGCCATCGCGCCCGGTGCGTGCCCCGCCACCGCTGCCCATGGCGGGCTCAAAGTGACGGCCGTAAACGGGATCGGGTCGCAGGCGTTCAAACCATTTGACCGGATCAAACCGTCTGCCGGTTTCAGTGTCAATTTCGGGGTTTCCCTTGTTGTCCACTATCACCAGTACACCGTCTTCGGTGCGACAATTCGGCCCGAAGCGATCCCAGATCGAGTCAAAACCGGTACTGCCGTCAATTTCCGAGACTTCAAACGAGCCCTTGGCTTTCGCAAAGGCTTTCTCGGCTTGCTGTTTTACCAACTGCCTTTCACCGGCCTCGCGTACCGTCTGCAACTCAGTGGTGACACCCTCCAGTTGCTTGGAGTACTTCGCCTCAATCCGCTCCTGCGCAAGCCGGGACTGCTGCTCGATCAGCTCCCGTCGCGCCTGCTCCTCCTTGGCCTTGGCTTCAGCCGCCCGCACCGCCTCAGGGTTGGTGGTGGACAGCTCCCGTAGCTGGGCTTCCAGGGCACCCATACGGCGCTCTTTTTCGCGGTTGGCCTCGCGCTCACGCTGCAGGGCATGTTTGACGCGGGAGAGGTCATCCCCCTCCCCATCCCCTTCGCCACCGCCAGGGGCGGGATCGGCAGTCCCTGCGGCGCCACCAGCACCACCCGCACCACCACCACCACCACCTTCGCTGCCACCTTCAGGGCTCTGGAGGGTGAACTGATCAATCCATCGTTTCTTCATGTGATCGGGGCATCACGCCCGCGAGCAACTACGTCTGCAGCTTTCCGGCTTAGCGGCGACGCGATGGCTTAGGCCGCTGGCGGCGCTGCTGCTCCCGTTCGGCGGCGGCCATGCGGTTGGCAAGCTGCCGGGTCTGGACGGTTTCGACCAGGGTTTCGAGAGAGTCGGGTTGGGGGTGGTTAGTCATCGGGGAAACTTAGTCCAGTTCCTCTATCTTTGGAGTAAAAAAACGAATAAGGCTGAGGATTCTCCGTAAATTTATTTGTTTGAAAGCGAAAATTTACAAACATAAATATTGTCTCATTTTGTGAGTTAATAACCTTTGCTTTGTTTGCCTCCATAACACTTGTCGCTCCGGCTTGTGACCTTTCAAGGTCTTCAACAAAACCATAGTACAAATAACCTCTTGTGCCTCCGTAGCTAACGGTTCCCGAAAAGGTTGTACTATCGCCTGGCTGAGGTTCGTTACTGTCAATAAAATAAATGGTCCATTTTGTTATGGGTCTTAAATAAAAAGAGTTTTCTATTAGCTTGTTGGTTGCTCCACTTGCGTAGGTAGTCAAATCTGCCAAATTGGGCACTAAAGAAGCAAATTCTTTAACTTGGTCCTGATCGCTTGCGGAGTTAGACCATATAAACAAAAAACCTTCAGCATGATTTATAGGATACAATTCATTCTCAGAAATGTCTGCACCGAAAGGTGCCTCCAAGTCTCGCGATTGCGTAGGTAGCTGAAATTCAAGCAATTTTAACCTTGTCGGTGTGTAATTACTTGGGTAACCATTTGCTTCTCCAGGTTGATATTTGTTTATATAAAACGAGTAGTCAATAGCCGCACTTTGTTTAGAGCCTGTTTGTCCTGGATTAATATTTTGCTTTGTTAGTTCATCAATCAGCCAAAAGTCAGTATAAGGTGCGGACCGTAAACTATTCACAAAAGCAATATAGGGAGTTTTCCCCCCACCAATAAAACTCGGCTCCTCCCACCGCTGCTTCGCCAATATCCCATTATCCACCTGCATCACCCGCCGCAATTCCTTGCCCTTTTCCGGCTGCCGCTTCTGTTTCTCCGCCCGGTTCTTCAGAATCCGCGCCCGCACCAGATCCAGGATCTCCCACGGCACCGGATTGATATCAACGATCAGGCTCATCCTTGCGCCAGTAGCAAGGAATAGCTCTTGCTCTGGCCTGACTGCAGCGTATCTGGTGTCGGCAGCAGGATCACCCGATCAGGGTAGGTGCGGTTGTCAACCTGCAACACGATGGCGTCATAGGTGAACCCAGCTCCGGTAGCGGTCAGTGCCATGGTCAACACTGGCAGCTCATATCGTGCGTTGCCGCTGTTCCATGCGCCAGTTCCGATGGTGCCTGTCACCTCTGCGTAGCCATTGCCAGCCGCCAGCTTTACTGCGTTCCACGCGCTCATCAGGCTGGCTTGTGTAAGCACAACCCCGTTGCGATAGGCCAACAGCATCTTGTAGCTCTTGCCTTCGTAGGTGAGCTGCGCCTGCTTGGCCAGCGCGTCCGGCGAGATCAAAACGTTCATAGATACCCCTGCCTACCTGAGCTTTCCATCACGAATCAAGCCGGAGCCGGTAGCGGGATCTCCCATGTTCTGGCGGCCCATGTCATCGTGCTGGCGCTGCTTGCCAGGTCAACGCCGTTGTCTACGCAGCACACCAGCTCGTCAACTGAAGACGCCCCGCCGCGCGAGCGGTAG